TCGTTAGATGTAGCAATTTCGTTACGAGTAAACTTGTCTGCAATCTCAGCAAGCTGAGAAATTGGAACGAGCTTGAACGGGTCACGGAAGAATTCAATCGACTGCATCTGAGTACGAGCGGTTCGTGTTAGGAATCGTCGTTTCATAGCCTGTGTGATTGCCGTCAGAATTGGTTCGATGGTTCGGTTGTGATAGTTCAACATTTCGGTTTCGCTAGCCGTTCCATCAAAGACTCCAGTGGTAAGTCCCAGCTGAGAATACAACATCGCGGTAAGGAACTCGATTTGACCAAGCAGATTGTTCTCTGTCGGACGATTCAGCTGTGTAATCCGCTCAGTGCCGTCCGTGTATACCACGCCGTACTTAGATCCCTTAAGCTGGACCTCGATGTCGTTCCGTCGCTGCTCGGCTTGAATCTTCCGTGCCTCGGATTTGATGACATACGGTAGCTGAATGATCAAGTCGAGCTTCCCAGAGCTAGATGCCTCATCCACCGCGTCAAGAATAGTAAGCTTCCTGATCAGTCGCTGAAGCGTCGAGTTTGGCTGGTTCATAACTTCGTAAAGCGGGTTCTCAACAATCGCAACCATCTCTTTAGGAAGTGTTAGCTCCTCAATCTCGCCGGTACGATCGTTATACACCCCAACTCGAACGTGTCGAGGATACCACTTAAGGATCTCGCCTACACGCATCGTATTGATGTCGTACGAACCAGTCACCAGTGGGTTTAACGACGTTTCAATTGGAACAATAGCAAGAACTCCTTTATCAAAGAGGGTCCATGCAATGTTCTGCTTGAATTGCCGTCCGCCCTGATCAATGTTTGCATCCAAATCCAAGCAGTTGTTCAACCCACTCGGAATTGTTTCCAAATATCGATTGTTGCTATCCAATCGCACATGTCGAATGTCGTTTGCTGCAACATCAATGCTCATTCGAGCGTAGATTGACGTTATAATGGATCGTTCGTTATTACCGTACGAACGACTTCGACCCGGCATTTGCGAGAAGCTATCGCCATAGCTCTGACTAGAATATGTCCCTACTTGGTCGGTAGTTTTCTTATCCGTAAACGCATTCCATGCATGCGACAGTCGATCTGAAATTCTCGATGCCATATTTCACCTCCTTTCTATGAGTAGTCGTTAATTCCTAATCTTTATTAGCTAGATGCAATTACTCCGCCAACTACAGCTGACGCAAGAGCAAGAACTACCATTGCAACTTTCTCTCCACCCGCTTTGGCAAGATTGGAATCGTGGTAGTCATCTGCGTTCTTGTCTTTTACAGCCCGAAGCTCAGCCTTAGCTTCAACAGCACCCTCGGTCTTCTTGGCGTTCTTATAGATACCCTTGGCTTCTTTATACTTAGCGCGGTTTTCACCAGTAGCAATGCGCCCTCGGGCTGCGTCAATGGCCGAGTCGCGATCACCCTTTGACTGCTTTCCGTCGCCTTTTTCAGTTCGAACGTTACGGGATTTGGCAAGTACGCCAGAGTTGTTTTCGGCCATTTTCTGACCCCATTTCATACCCTTTTTACCATAGTGCTTAAGGTATTCATCCTGGGACATATTGGCCGTGTCATTGGTGTGCTGTAGGAAATCGTCCTGAGACAGCATGCCGGACAGTGGATTTGTCTGCATTGTAGTACCTTTCGTTTGATTAGAGTGCATAAAGTCACTTTAGTTATAATCTATACCACGTCACGACTAAGATCGGCGTTGTAGTATGCGTCATACTGATTTTTTACTAAAGGCCATACTTTTTCTTTTACGTCTTGGATTGAGTTTACTCCAGGTACCAAGTTGTTTGGAAAAATAAGTTCGTGTCCGATGGCGCGCCCTGCTCGGTCCGTTCGTCCTTCTGGATCTAAAAATCTAGCTGCGACTAAATTCAACCCATCCCCGTATTTCTTAAACCCATCATTATTAAGACCATCTTGTAATGGACTTTTAGAATAAGCAATCAATGGGTCTTTGACACCGCCGCTATTTATAAACGAATGCCCTGCGTATTTTGCACGAGAACTATGAATAATTCCAACAGGGACGTCATCAACTTTATCTATGACAGTTTTCACTTTAGCACTATTGCCAACAGATTTGGAAAAGGAGTTTAGTGAGAGCTTTCCACTCTTCTGCAATATGACAGCAGTGGCAATCAGTCCAACTACAGCAACTGCACTACCCGTAGCAATAAGGATTTTTTTGTTGCGTATTTTGCGCTGCTCATCAGTAAGTGGTACTTTGCTAGAAGAAGTTACTTCAGCTTTCCGAACGCCCCATTTCATACCTTTAACACCAGCATGTTTAAATGCATTAGTGTGCTTAAGAAATTCTTCTTCGGTCATCATGTCCGTCATTCGAACGCCTCCTTGTTTAGCGTGTAAGCAATATAAGCGTCCATCATGGCAGCCACGTTGTCGATCTTGGCATCGTTTCGCTTCTTAAGAAGCTTGCGGTTTCCGTTTGTGTCTTCCATCGTGATGGAGTTACCCATTGCGAACTGCATCAGAAGCTGATCAAATATGAGCATTCGTTCTTCACTGTACTTCTTGAGCTCACCAAGCGGGACCGATTCGGACTTGACGCCCTGAATGACCTTCTCAATGCCGTAGTCACCGTTCTCACGAATATAGCGTTCAATAAACGTGCGAGCGTTGTACGGGTCGTAGCCAAAAGCCCGGACATCATACTCAGACCGCACAACATATGCGTCCAAGTCATCATAGACCTCCATCATGTCGAGGACAGTTCCCTCGAGCACGTGAAGCGAGCCTTCCTTAATGAACTCCTCATACTTTTGACGCATAGCTCCGGGGAGTTTCATCTGAGTTAGTGAAGAGATATAGCTTCGGGTCTTTACGCCAAAGCCACCATTAGAAAGTGGGAAGAGAAATGTGAATGCACAGAAGTCATCACCCTGCGAAAGGTCGGCTCCAAGCGCGCAAGGCATTCGCCAGAATTCAGCTCTTGACTTGTGTGGGAGTGTCTCTTCATAGGTAAAGAAATATGTGAAACCCTCCATCGGGATGCCGAATCGCTTGGCGAGGATGTCATTCCTTGCGGAAGGTACGTTCTCCATTCGCTCAACATCACGCTGGTAAGTTTCGTAGCTTACCGTATGTCCAAGATTTGGCTGAGCCTTAACCCAGAGTCTTGGGTTGTTAACTTCGTCGACGTTATCAAGCTTGTAGTGCCAGATCGACATGTGTGGGTTGTAGTAGTCACCCTTGAGGATCTTGGCAAGCTCCATTTTGATAGTGTCGCCAACGCCGTTACGAACGGTGCCTTCGGAACTCATTGCGACAATGATGTAGTCGTCGATCTTAGAAGCACCCTGCTCGATTGCTCCAACAACGTCTTCGTTTACATCGCCCGACAGCCACTCATCAATCGTGTTGACTTTACTTCGAAGACTCTGAAGTTTATCAATGCTCATAGGACGAACTTCGAGCAATGAATTTGTCAGGAAGTTTTCAATTCCCTTTTTAGTGGCAACCAACTTTTGTCGATCAGCTCGATTGCCCGTTGTGTTCTGTAGCGAACCCATTGTGTAAAACTTAAACAGCGGACCTTTGGCGCGTGCAATTGCAGTGCGAAAAGGTCCCATCACTTCTTCGGCTTGTTTCATTGTCGGAGAGGTTGTGATCTGATGAGTGGTGCTAGTGTCAACATTTAGGAAGTATGCCTGAATCATTGTGGCATACATTGACTTAGCCGCGCCTCGCGCAACGATCAGGTACTGCTTGTTGACCAAACGCATCTTAAGCATCTTGCGTACGTACTGACCACCGTGATTCTTAAGCGAAGGTTCGTAAACTGAGCGCTCTACAAAGTGAAACCACCCAAGTAGCGATTCTGCCCACAGTTTAAACGAGTCGAGCATGCGGAGGTTTGAACCATCAGTAAGCGTTAGCTCGCCTTCACAATACTTAATGAATCCGTCAATGGCGCCATCATCATAGTAGTAAAGAGGGTTGGCGATCAACGCGTCGATCCGGTTCATCTCCATGGCGATCTCGTTGTTTACGGGAATTTCTCCGCGCAACACGGCAGTACGAAACTTACCGTAGTACGTTGGTGTAGCTGTGTTGGAGAGGCCCACGCCAACCCCCTTTCTATTAACTAGCTATTGCTTTGAATACCTGTACGTATGTCCCACCATTGGCCGGACCGGTTTGACCAGTGGCCATGTTCTTGATAATGTCGGAAACAATCCGAGCGCCAGCTTTAGCCGCGGGAGACGTGACCACTTTCTTACCAACAACCGCAGCAGTGGTAAGAGTAGTGACAACTGCAAGTGCGTTTTTAACCGACTTGTGCCCTTTGTCCAGTTTTGACGGATTGTTCTTTTTGTACTCGGAAAGCAGCTGCGAACGTTTGTTA